GACGCCAGCGGCACTAGTGGCATGGCGACTAACTACGCATCTAACACTAGTTCTCAGACAGCAGGTGGAACTGCTTCTTTCGACAATAGACCTGCTGCTGCTCATGCTCGTTGGATCATCCGTGCTTCCTATGGTTCTTCAGCAGTTGCAGTTGGTGGAACGTCCCTCCTAGACGAGGCTCTTGAGGAAGTTGTTACTATTGAACTCGCAGAGAATGGTGCCAACTTGGCTAACGGCGATGTTGCCTACTACCGTATGCCTTGGGGTGCGACTCTTCGCGATGTCAGAGCCGCCCGTAACTCTGGCAACATGACGAGTGCTACGACCATTACCATTACCGGATCATCGGCTGGAACTATCACTAGTGACTTGGTCATAGACTTTGGGGAATCTTCTTCTACAACTGCAACAGCGCCAACCATTGGCGTAACTGATCTGGATGACGATGAGGTGTTGACGTTCAACGTAAGTGGGGCCACTACTACCGATACTGGCCCCCTCGTTGTAACTCTCTACATGTATAGGGACGCCTAATGTCTGATAAGAACGACGTTATTGATATTGCTAGAAACTATCTTCGTGACTTTCCAAAGTTCTTTCAAGACACGTTTAGTAATGTGGGTCGCGTAGTTGACCTAGGACGGCCCAACATCGACACGACTACGTTGTGGGTACGCAATCAGCCACAGATGGGCTCCCAAGAGACAGTAACCTACACAGTAGACGCACGCAACGGCATTCTCAGGATTTCAGATGACCTTCAGGCCACAGATACTCTGATGGTAGAGGGGTATTATTACGAATGGTTGACCCCATCTGACCTGTCTTTCTACGCGGATATGGCCATCAATCTGAACACGCATAACTTGCGTACTCCATTGGAGAATATGGCCCCCGCTGTCGTAGACGTTATTGGCATCCACACACTGGTTCAGGCCCTGTGGGGACTCATGTCGGAGTACAGCCGTGATATTGACGTCATTACATCTGAGTCGGTACACATCATGGCTTCCCAGAGGTACCGTATGGTGTCTAGTCTGTTGCAGTACTGGACCGAGGAATACAACACAAGAGCCAAGGCTCTTAACATTGGTCTTGAGCGTCTTGAAGTTGTCACTCTTAGGCGCGTCAGCCGTACTACTAACCGCCTTGTACCAATCTACAAGCCTCGTGAAGTTGGTGACTACGGTCCTATTGAGCGTGTGTACCCAGAGATCGATGAGGGCGTCATCAACATTGAAGAGGAAAGTGACGACCTTCGCGAAGAGGTGTACCTTGACGGCGAGCCCCCGCCCGGTTACTTGACTACTGGATACTACTGATGGATGTCAGCAGAGAACTAGGTCTAATCAACAAGCACATTCGCCATCGTAATCAATACGCAGGTGAAAGCGTTGTTTGGTACGAGTTTGACCCACTACAAAGCGATGGTGGTGGAAGCCTTTACGACGACATTTACGACGAGGGCGGCCCCGGTTCTACTGGCAGGATGTACAAGAAGGGTGTAAAAGTTCCCACTATTTACATCACTGAGATTGAGGACAGTTACCGAGCAATCCCAGAGGGACGACAGCCAGTGCAGAATATTCAGGCTACTGTGTTGTTTGAGGATCTCAAAAGAGCAGGCATAAATAATCCTAGAGAGTACAACCAGCACCTTAACGACATCTTTTTATATGATCATAGGTACTATAAAGTATCTGACTATAAGGCTCGTGGGCGTGTCGATAGTGAAGTCATAGTATTGGTGAACGGTTACGAAGTATTCCCAGACCAAGAGATGCCATACGATACTGGACCTGACGGTATTTTTGAAACCAGACTGTCTTGGCCTACATCGTTCCCTTCTTAAGTGTAGTATGGTTCCATCAGCAGACGCGCGTCTGCTGTGTTACTTAGCCACTACAACGCAGAACTGGAGAGAGGTCGTTATGATCGACTATAACCCTACGCTATCCAGTTCTAGTTTCATAGGTGGCGAGTTGGGTATCTTGAATCTTTTGGAAGATTTCGTAGAGAACTTTGCCTTGACAGTAATGGATACTGCCGATACGGCTGCTATGCAAGCGAGTAGCGCGCTTACCTCTAACGCTAGTGTTCACGAGGATTGGTCAGCGTTGAAACCGTACCTTTCTGCATACTTTGACGGTGATTCCTTTGTTTTTGGAGTACACCCAGCAGCAGAGGGTGCTGCTATGGAACTAGAGTATGGTTCTCCTCAAACGCCCCCTAAACCAGTATTGAGAAGCACTGCTATTAACAGTAGTACTTCCTTGGGTGCGTACATGAGTCAGAGTTTGAGTAAGGCGGTCCCAAGTGCCTAATCCGGGATTTACGCTTGCTGAAGACGCTGCTCTTAAGAAAAGACTACAGTCTTTGTACGTTAGCGACGACAGGGATAACCAGCGTGCGGTACAGGTATTCTTTAGGTACCCAGACGCAGAAGCAGAGAAACTATATCCCTTTATCACGCTGGACCTTGTAGACATCGCTTTTGCTAGGTCTAGGCAGTTGTCAGAGGTAAACCATTACTACTCAACAGTTTCTGAGTACTCCGGTGACTCTCTTACTTACTTCCCTTCTGAGTACAACGCTTCAGACATGCAGGAGTTGGTAGGTGAGGCTGACTACCTCAGTACTGATCAATTTGTTGCTGTAGACCTTACCTATCAGGTAAGTACCTATTGTCGCAGTCAACGACACGATAGGCAGTTGACCGCCGGTCTTTTGAGGTATGTATTCCCTATGCGAAGGGGATTTATAGATATACCCGAAGATGGCACAACACGCCGATGCGATCTACTAGACTGGCGTACGTCGGATGTCTTGGACCAAGAGACCGGCTACAAGAAGCGAGTCTTTAGAAAAGTTTACACAATTCAGATTAATTCTGAGATCCCACAATCTGACCTCGCCAAGTTGACGAAGGTTACTTCTGTAAGTGGTACACTAAATGAACACGAACAGCCTAATTACGTCCCAACCCCCTCATTCTCGGAGGAATTCTAATGGTTACTTTTAACAACGGCCCCGGTGTATATGTCAGCGAGAGCGCGCTTAGTTCTCTTGCCCCAGCAACGACCTCCGGTACTGCTGCGGTATTCTACGGCACTGCCGAGCGCGGTCCGCAGGTTGCTACTTTGATCACTGACTGGGCCTCCTACAAGTCCACTTACGGTGATCTCAAGAACGAGTATGACCTCGGTTACGCTGTTTACCACTACTTTGCTAATGGTGGTCGTTCCTGCTACGTCGTGCGGGTTACTGCTGAGGCGGGAGTCGCTGCTGGTACAGATAGTGCAGGTGTGGCATTCTACCCACGTGGCTTCCTCAGTGCTGACCTCACGGCTACTAGCGCCAGTGTTTCTCTTACCGACAACGTCGCAACGGTAGTCACCGACGCCGCGCACGGAATTATCGTAGGCGACACGGTCACCGTTTCTGGCCTCACCACCAATGCATTGAACGCTACCGATGTTGTGGTGACTGCCGTTCCCACGGCGGACTCTTTCTCCTACGCTCTTACGGCAGCCGACGTTGCTTCGACCGCAGATACTACTGGTACTGCGACAGTTACCGCTGCTAGCCGCACCTACGTTGCGTTCGATGTGGACGCTATTAGCAAGGGTGTGTGGGGTAATGACGTTACTGTGAGCGTCACGCTTGATCAGCGCGTATCCCCTACAAGTACGGTTCACTCCACTTTTAACCTCTCGGTAACCTATGAAGGGGTTGAAGTTGAGAAGTGGGTTTCGCTGTCAATCGACCCCAACGATTCGCGCTACATCGTAAACTACGTAAACAACTACAGTAAGTACGTACGTGTTTCAAACGTTAACCCGTCAGCGCCGTCACCTACTTCCAGTGAGACATTTGTAACCGGTGGCGTCACGCTTTCCTCCGGTACCGACGGCACAGTTCAGACTTCGGACTACCAGCGAGACGTTGATGCTATTGACACGATTCGTGGCAACCTCATCCTGAACGCCCCCGGTCGTACCGACGTCGTTACTGACCTGATTACTAAGGCTATTAACCGTGGTGATTCGTTTGTCATTATCGACTCCGCAGAGGGTGCTGACACTGTCAATGAACTTCAGGCAACTCCTTGGAGTTCGACCTCAAGTTACGCCGCTTACTACGGTCCCATGTTGAAGATGGTAGACCCCGCTAAGAGTGGTGTTGGCGCTATTCGCAATACCTATCCGGGTGGCGCTATTGCAGGTTTGTACGTACGTACTGAGAACCAGCGCAGCGTTGCTAAAGCGCCTGCTGGCTTTAATGCTGACATTCGTGGCGCTTTGGGTACGGTTGGGGTCTTCTCCGACTCGGAAATCGGAACTCTATACGACGGTAGCCCTCACCTCAATGTGCTGAAGCCAGTTGCAGGCGCAGGCGTGATCGTCAATGGAGCACGTACTCTTGCCCGCTCTGCCCCAGACAAGTTCATCCCTGTCCGACGTACTCTTAACTACCTGAAGAACTCTCTTAAGGAACTTACTGAGTTTGCAGTGTTTGAGCCTAACAATGAAGCCCTATGGCGTCGACTGAACACCGTTGTGGCGGGCTTCCTCGCAGAGTTCTACCGCGAGGGTGGCCTACGTGGAACCACTCCCGGAGAGTCCTACTACGTTGTGTGCAACAGCACCAACAACACAGCGGTCAGTATCGATCAGGGCATCGTCAACATTGAAGTCGGCGTTGCCCTCCAGTACCCCGCAGAGTACATCGTTATCAACCTCAGCCAGTGGACTGGCGGTAGCAACGCTGCCGAGAGCCTCTGACCTACTAAGGAGACATTTAAATGGCACGTTCAGCAGTCACTGATCCAATTAGGAACTTTAAGTTCCAAGTTGAGATTAATCCTCCCGCAGACTCAGCGCTCAACACCATTGCTGGTACTGAGTTGGTGAACCTCGGGTTCTCGTCTGTATCTGGCCTTACCGTTCAGAATGAAATGATCGCCTATCGTGAGGGTGGGATGAACACCCACCCTCATAAGATGGTTGGTCAGTCAGACTACGGTCCAGTTACTTTTAGTAAGGGCGTATTCTCTCACCAGAATGGTCTGTATGTCTGGCAGCAGTTCCTGCACTCATGGGGTCAGGGTGACATCGGCGCTAACGGTGGATCAACTTCCGGTAATAATGATTATCGTTGTGACATCGTTGTGCGCATCTTTGACCACCCAGTATCCTCAGGTAGTTACGCTCTTCCCGGTAGTTCCGACTCAGGAAACGCGCCTTCAACACCCGCAGGTGACGTCAAGATGGCATATAAGTTGCACAACTGTTGGCCCGCCTCTTTCGCGCTTGGTGATCTTAACGCTGGTGACTCATCAATTATGATTCAGCAGTTGGTCATTAACCATGAGGGCTTTGACGTCCTATGGAGTGACACCCCCGACGGTTCAGTTAACGAGGAAGATTTCCCAGCCTGATACATAACCCAAAAACAATTTAGGAGCATAAAGTGAGTAAAAAAGAAGAAGCCGACCTCATCAACGAGGCTATGGAGGACTCCATTCCTACTATGCCTGACGCCCCGCTCAACATTGTTACGTTGATGCGTGGCCTCATGCAGGAGACTGAGGGAAAGACTGTTTGGCATACAGATGCTGAGATCAGAGAATTAAACGGTGAGGATGAAGAGTACCTTGCTTCTTTGGAAAAGAAGAAGGGACTTACCTACTCTGAGTACATGACGGCTTTGTTAGTAAGAGCGGTCACCAAGATTGGCAATTACGAGATTGCTGGTGAACGTGGTAACAAGATTATCGACAAGTTGATTCTTGGTGATAGGGATCTTCTTTATCTGGGCATCATGAAAGCCACTTATGGAGATACTCGTCAGGTTCGGGTAATCTGCCCACACTGTCAGGTAAGTAACGACGTTACATTGGATCTTGATGAGGACTTCCCGGTCACAAAACCTGACTTCGATGTTAAAAAGGGCATCGTTATTAATACGTCTAAGGGAGATATCCGTCTGAGACTGCCCAATGGTGAAGACACGTTGGAAGTACAGAAGTCCACCAAGAGCGATGCAGAAATCAACACTATGATGCTCGCTAGGTGTACAATGTGGAAAGACGGAGAAGAACCTGACGACCCAGTCCGGTGGGCACGCACGCTAAACATTGCTGACCGCCGCAAACTGGTAGATGCCCTAACGGACATCGAAATCGGACCCAAGATGGGGGAGGTGGACACTCAGTGTGCAAGTTGCGAACAGGACATGCCTGTTCTTCTTGACTGGGTCTCCCTTTTACTTGGCTAATTTGACAGTTTTATATTGGGAATACGAACTCATCGCCTCTGTTTACAAAGGGTTTAGTCTTGAAGACATAAAAACAATGGCAGTTCGCCAGCGAGACTTTTGGTATCGTATGGCGAAGTGGCGTTCTTAGTAATGGAGGCAATTTATGGATGGTGCTGAGGCCGCAGCGGGTCGGCAGCAACTCATTGGGGGGCAGCACAGTCGCTCTCTTGCTGACGTTCGCGCTCGCCTTAACATCGATACCACGGAACTTGGTAAACTCAAGAAGGGTCTTGACGAGATCAAGGCTTCTGCCAAAGGTATCCGTGAAGAGTTTGACCTCCTAGCCAAGTCCGCCAGTAAAGCCGCTGACGCCATTGCTTCTACTAAGGGTGGCGGTGCTCAAGGTTACAATAAGAACACCATCAATCTTACTGACCCTAGTGCCGTAAAGTTGGCCCCCGGTAGTGTCCCAGCCCCAACCAGTGCTACTGGTGGTGCCGGTGGTGCCGGTGGTGCTGGTCGTGCTGGCGCTGCTTCCGCTCTAAAGGGTATGGGTTTTGCCGGTGCTGCGTCGGTTGCCGGTCAAGTAATGGGTATGGCTAATCAGGCAATGGACTCACGCATTGCCCGTGGTACTGCTTACGCCACATCCGCTGATCGCCTAAATGTGCTCATGCAGCAAATGACAGGCATGTCTCAGATGCAGGTAATGCAGACTCGTATGCCTTCTACTAACTACCGTCTGGGTGCTGGTGCTCAAAATGCAATGATGCAGTTTGGTGCTGAGACTGGCTTCGACGTTATGGGTATGGGTGCTGGCCTAGAGGCAATGCGCACTTCCACTGGGTTCAGCAAGTCGACGGGTGATTTGCTCCAACAGCAGCGCCAGTTGATGGGTCCAGAAGTAGCCAACCGAATGCTGTACACGTTAGGCGTTAATGCCTACCAAATGGGTGGTGGTATGCAAGACCCATTCAAGGTACAGCAACAAGTTGTACAACGTATGGGTCTCGCTAATGAGGACATCCTAAAGGGTGCGTTCGCCCCCGGCTCGGTTACGAGAATGAGGATGTCTCAGGCTGGTCTTGGCGAAGAGATGCAAAACCAATACCTGCAATACGCCAAGCAACAAGTCGCCTATGAGAAGGCTGGCGGTCAGGGCATGTACGACCCCTCTAATAAGTCTCACCGTCAGCGTATGGGTATTGAGGACAACTTGGCTACCCAGCAAGAAGAGACCAGTAGAGTACAGGTGCAGCGAGAAGAAAACTTCATGCAACGCCAGATCGACAACATGGCGACTCGCGAAAAGATCGATCAAAAGTTGATTGAGGTTCTCGGTAAGTTGGAGGACACTCTAAGCGGAGTAATCGGTGCTCGCACCTCTTCTCAGTCGTTGATGCGTCTCGGCGGTAGCCTACTTAAAGTTGGTGCCGGTATATCCGCGATGGTTCCGGGTGGTCTCCCGTTAGCCGCTGGGCTGTTCGCCGCAGGTTCTGCCATCGGTGACGGTGACGACCAGAACACCGCTGGTGGACAACCTACGCCTCCAGCAGCAGGTGGTTCCGCTCCCCCTTCTAGCGGTCAATCAGACAGCCAAATCATGGTTCCGGGTGGGGAGCGCGGTTCCGCAAAGATTCCTCTTTCAGAACTCAAGCAGCAGCCACGATTTGCCAAACTGGATTCTCGTCTTAAAGAGAAACTCCTTAGGATGATGCGCGATAACCACAACATCGGCCTCAGCAGTGGTTTCCGTGATGAGGCCCATCAGGAGCGTTTGTTCTACGCTCAGATGGAGGAGACTGACGAAGCCAGTTCTCAAACTCAATGGAATGGTAAGTTCTGGAAATCAAAGACGGGTTACTCCTTTACCGCCCCTCCCGGACACTCTATGCACGGATTAGGTCTGGCCGCTGACATCTTTGAAGAAGGTGACAACAGGAGTTACGCGTGGATTGTGGCTAACTCTGAGAAGTACGGACTTAATAACTGGAAGGCTAAAGGATGGCGTGACGACGAGCCTTGGCACGTACAGCCAACAGAGGTTCCTCGTTTCCGTAGCCAATACTCTGGCGGAGGAGACGGAGGAGGTTCGAATGGTGATGGTACTTACGACGACGTAGACGGTGACTTTGGTAGGGCTAGATTCGTCAACGGGGAGTACGTAGGTTCCTCTGACACACCTATTGGCCCAAACTTCATGAACACTATGGGACTGTCTGAGGGCGACATCATCTCCCAGCAGGCATCCCAAGGTGTAAGTGCCTTAATGTCTGGAGGCTCAACCGGTTCTACGGCAGGCGGTGGCCGTTCACCGTCCTCATCCTTCAGGAAGATGGCTTCTGGAGGCGGCGGTAGTACAGGTGGTCATGGGCCTGCCCTAACAATCGAAGAGGTTGCACGAATCGCCAAAAAGGCAGGCTTTAGAGGCGATGCTCTTACCACGGCGGTTGCCATCGCAGGGCGTGAGTCAAGTTACAGGCCGGGAGCACGCAGGACCGACAACGACCCCGCCGCTATGACCGGAGACTTTGGTCTATGGCAGATCAACTCAGGTAATATGACACCGTCGTTCTTGGCTGCTGTGGGTGCAAGTAGTAGAGAAGATTTGTTAGATCCTAACATTAACGCGGCAGCAGCATACTATCTATCATCCCAAGGCACCAGTTGGAGTAGTTGGGGTTATACCCCCGGAAAGGGTTGGGATGCTGAGGGTGACCATTTGGCAGGCACCAACTACGAGGCTGCTGCTGAGGCTGTTGCTACTATTAATAGCGAACAGGGTGACCCTATGATTTCTCACGCTCCCACTAGGGGTGGGCGGTCAAGCGTTACTACGATTAACTCGTCCCCGAGCATAGTTGTGTCCCCCGAGATAAACTTCTACGGAAGTTCTTCCAATCAGGACCACAAGCAAATTGCTCAGGCAGTAACACGCTTGCTGCAAGAAGAACTTAACAATCTAAACTTTAGGACTTCCTGATGGCTGATTACAGAAGCGACCAATACTATAACTTAACTACTGCTGGGGAAGACAGCATTGTCCAAGATTCGGGCGTCGCTCGTTTGTCCGATGACGGAAACGTCAACAAGAGATTCTCGTTTCCTGACAGGACCGTCAGGACCATCAACCGTGATGGTGCGCGCAAGGACCACCTCCTACAGAGGGGGTACATTAGGTCACTCATCGACGAGAGTCAGGGGTACGAAGTACCTATCAATAGGTGCCGATTCCAGTTTAATCCAAGTACGTTGAACCAATACGTTGCTGCAAACACAGGAATGCTTAACGTACTACAGCAGGACCCGGCTCAGTGGGCTCAACCATTGGCTGCTGATGTTTCGTTTAACTTTCAACTCATTTTCGATAGGTCATACGAACTCAACTCACCAAATGGATCTTACGACCCCATTGCAGACTTAGAGACCACCAACGTGTGGGAGACCTTGCCCCCAGAGCAAATTGGTGTACTACACGACCTTGGGTTGTTGTTCTCAGTTATCGGAGTAGGAATCTCGGAGTCTCAAAAGCAGTATGTAACTAACCTGTTGGAGAACCGTACTGCCTTGGAGGCGGCTAGCGACGTAGACGTTTTGGCTGGTGAGGCAGAGGCATCCGTTATTGCTACTGGTGCTAAATCAAACATTCCTACTCTATTGGAGTTCAACGTCGGCAACTCAGGATTCCTGATCCCCCTACCTGTTAGAGCGGTATTTTCGTCTCTATATATTGTTGAGGGGCTAGCAAGAAGCGTTGGAGTTATCTTCACTAAGTTCAACCGTGCCATGGTTCCAATGCGTTGTACCGTCGATGTGCAGATGGAAGCCAAGTACATTGGTTTTGCTAAGAAGAAAACGTTCTTTACTAACGCTCTAGAAGAAGCCAAAGATGCTGCTAGAGAACTATGGGTCGCAGAGCAGGAGCAGAAAGAGGCCGTTCATACAGCCGCTTCCAAGGTTCTATCATCAATAAGTATCAAGTCTGTGAAAGATTTCGAAGTTATTAACAGCAGGGAATACGATACAAATAGTTACTATATACAGGATCTAATAGAACCTGCTAGCACCGATTCTGGTTATGTGACAACTATAGCGCAGTTAACTGACGCTGTGGTTTGGCGAAAAGATAATGATGGAGTGGACCCCATAACTGAGTTTTTCGATCAGGGATACCAAGTGTCTGTAGAAGTAGACGTGCATCAAACATTCTACCGCTACTCAGAAGAGTTAGTAGAGTTGGAGGGCACTGCGGTTTTCGAGCCTCTTGAACTTACCGGCCTTAAAGGTGCCACAAGTAGTGAGCGTGAGGAGGTTTTTAACATCGCTAACACGCCTAAAACTGCTATAAGAAGAGGGACTGACATATATATAGCCCCTATTTATTACTCTAGGACTAGTGCCAAGCCACTGTATGGAAGGTACTCAAAAGAGGACGCTGTAAACCTCTCGGCCACCACAAAGGAAGAGTGGATAGCACTTAGTGGGTTTTTGTGCGCCGCACCCGGTCGTCCTTGGAACACGAACGGATCAACATTTGGGTACCTAGGTAACGACTCTGATTTTTATGACTATAATCGTGACGACTACTACTTCGCCATTAAGTTTGGTGGCACAGTGACTGTCAAGGTAAACGGTTATTCAATTACAGGTACAATTGGTGTTAATTCAGACCCAGATTTTAAATTTGGCCACATAGACGCCCCTTCGAGGTCAGCAGGTCTGGGAGCAGACATACACACTGGTCTAAAAGTTCCTATCTATTGGCCCGCTTTCGTTATGGACGAAGTCCCCCCTCAGTGGGAGGGTGACGTTGGCGATACTAGTACCTCTGCTACTACATTGGCAGACCTTCCAGAAGACCTTATCCTCAATGACCCGGGTTTGGCCGGAATGCTATTAGATGGTTAGGAGATTGACTGATGGCTTATTACGATGCTAACTCAAGATACAGTGTTAATACCGACAGGCGCACAGCCACTAGGGCTCCCCTGAACCTTGCTAAGAAAAGGTTTTCTTTGTACACAGTAAAGGCAGGCGACACTTTAGAGAACATTGCTTCCCGTAGATTAGGTAGCCAACGTAGGTATTGGGAGATTGCTGACATGAATCCCCAAGTAAAATTCCCAGTAGACCTGCCCCCCGGAACAGTGCTTAGGATTCCATTGTGATATTAAAGAAACTGTATGGAGTATCCCCTGATCTGGATATATCCATCGGGGACGTTCCCGTAAACTACGAGTCGCTAGGGTATTTGGAACTGCACCTGTCAGAGAACCAACATGACATGCTCGTCTTGCGTATGGTGGGACTTCCCTCTCAGGCTATTACTGATTACCTAGACAAGGGTGTCTACCTGAGTATGGGCACAGGGGCTTCCTACAAGCAGGTGTTTTGTGGGTACGTGACCGACGTGCGCCCCAAGAGTGTTACTGGTCAAGGCTTCATCAACGACAGTCCGTTTCAGGAAGCAGACGTAGTCTGTTTAGGGGCGTCGTACATGATGCGTGGTAAAAAGAGTAAAAACTGGACTGGATATAGGCTGTCAGAGGTAGTAGAGGAAATGTCTTCCCACTACGGATTTAGTGCTGACGTACCTAACTACGAGCCAGCCAGTGGAACATTGACGCAGACGAACGAATCTGACTGGCAGTTCTTGGTAAGGTACAGCAATCTATTGGGCTTGTCTATTAACGCACACGGTACTCACGTGCATGTTTACGATCCATACAAGTCTGTTGGTAGGCAGTCGTCTTACCACCGTCTGACTACTGTCGCGGCCAACCGTGGAGATATCTCCCCAACCCCCGGTCAGGTCCTTTCTTTTGATGGGTCATTCGCCCGTAGGCACGCGGATGGGCAATACATGGATACCGTTGTAGCAGTACTGTCGGATACCTTACAGACTTATGATGTGACAACCAAGGAAATTACTCGTCCTGATAACGGTGTTCCTTACTACGAGAACCGTATATCTGAGTTCGCTAATAGTTACGAGCACGCCATCAGGATCATGGAGTCATCCAATAAGCAGGACTACGACTACCTCGCTACGGTAGAGGTGCTCGGTGTAGCAGGCTGCGTCCCCGGTGGAGTAGTTTCTATCGATAACTACAATGGTGAGTTTGATGGTTTCTGGTATGTCAAGTCAGTTAAGCACAAACTCCATTCAGATGCGTTTGTGTCTGAACTGGAGATAGTCAGGAACACTAACTCACAGTTAGACTTCTACAACTTAGAGTCGTTCCAAACGCCCCCCACTCCTAGATACAATCTAGGCATGTGGAAGCCGTCTAAGAGGTACGTAAATGTCTACTCCTGATTTTGAAGTACACCGTGGCGTAGTACAGTACTCCGACCCTGCTACGGGTCTGTCTAAGGTGCGCATACCAGCGCTGTTGGGTGCAGACGGTGTCGTAGACGTACCCAGCCTAGGTTTGACCTACGAAAACGGGTTTTGGAATGTACCTGACGTTGGGTCTTCTGTGTTCGTAGCAGTTTCTAGAGACCGTCTGGACTTTCTGTGGTTGACGGCTGTCGTAACCCCCACATATCGCGATGACACTTCATTCGTAGACTCATTGCAGTTTGACATAGATGCAGGGGTTGTCGTTGAGTCTGAGGGCTTGCTGGCGTGGAACGAGGACTGGGGAACAGTAGATATTGGCCTGCATGGTTCTAACGCCGTACTTCACGTCGGTCAGCAGGTGTACTACTATGCTAAGAACCAGACGGGGGCGCAGATCGACAAGGGAACAGTTGTTCGCTTTGACGGTGCTCTAGGTGCGTCTGGTCACCTCAAGATGGCCCCCTTCCTCGCTGACGGTACATACCCATCTGAGTACATTATGGGTATCACTGCACACGATATTCCTGATGGGGACGACGGTTATGTCGTTCACTTCGGTGCCGTACGCGGCATTGACACTGCTACTCCCGGCTGGTCTGCTGGTGACGTGGTGTATGCCTCGCCCACTGTTACTGGCGGTCTGACTAGTACTACGCCGAGTGCCCCCAACAACATCATTCTTGTAGCCGCAGTAGTCAACTCACACGCCCAGAACGGTGAGTTGTTCGTGCGCCCCACACTTGCAGCAAACATTCTTAACGACGAAGGCATCGTTTACACCAACCTTGCTGACAATGATGTTCTTGCGTACAACGCAACTACAGGAGTATTTGAGAACACTAGTTCTCTGGACTTAACAACACTCACCACGACGGGCAATGTCGGTATCGGTACAACGACACCACAGACACCTCTCGGCGTGAATGGTGATATCGACATCGTTGGCGCTGGCAGGCAAATTGTGTTCGGGCGACAGTCGGAGGGTGGCCCTCACGGTCTGGAAGTATGGGATAGCGGGTCGCTGGAATCAGCGTTGTACTACCGCACCACTCCTAATGCTTGGTCATTTGAAAACAGTAGCGGGACAAATATTCTCACGGTTGATATTCCAAACTCCCGTGTCGGTATCGGTACAGATACGCCTTCAGCCCCTCTGGAAATATCGACAACTAACAATACCGAAGCACTTCGGTTGGAAGCAAACTTCAACGCAGGCGATCAAGAAGTTTACATTACAGCGGTAGATCGTGGTGACCAATCAATTCTTGCGGCTATCGGACTTGGGTCGGCTGGTGGTGCAAACGACAACGATGGTGGCATCACATTCAAGACAACCAGTGCCTCGTCGTCGTCAATACCCGCTACCCAAATGATTATTAACAAAGATGGCAATGTCGGTATCGGTACAACGACACCTTCAGCACTTCTTGAGGTTGCCAACTCTACAGAAGCAGTTGTCCACATCAACGACACAGGGGGAAACAGTTACTCCATCAACAGCAAACTGTGGTTTCAGAGTGGTGGTATTGACAGAGGGTTGGTGGGGTACAATAATACTTCCAATGCTATCTTGTCACTCTTTAGTGATGATGGCCCCATTCGTATAGAAACCGATCGCAATGATGACATAGAGTTCTACGTCAACGGCTCAAACCGTATGGTTATTAACGGTAACAACGGCTATGTAGGCATCAACAAGACCTACCCCAATTATCAACTACACGTTGGTGGCAATGTGCAAGTAGACGGATCCGTTTATAGTTATAACATATCAGATGAACGTCTGAAAAAGAACATTGAACAGTACAGCGGGGGTCTGTCACTTGTAAGACAATTGAATCCTGTGACTTACGTCTGGGACTGCGATGAAATTGATGATTCTGGTGATACTAAAATTGGCTTGATCGCTCAGGAGGTTGAAGCGGTACGACCCGAGTGGGTAGGTGCCATAGATGGGAGAGTACTTGTCCGCAATTCAGATGGACAAGAATTCACAGACATGAGTGCTATTTCGTTACTAGGGACTGACGTTCAAGCCATTATGATCTCCGCAATCAAGGAATTAGCCGACAGGTTAGACGAGGTTTCCGCCAGACTCGCTACACTAGAGGGGTCTTGACCGGACCCCCTACAACCAGATAAGGTATACAACATGAACATTTCACCAGAAGAAGTCATCCAAGAATTCCAGCGCCAGTTCCCCAAGGAGTTCACGATCTGCGTACAGGCAATCCAGATTGCCAAGTTGCAGGAGCAGGTTGATAAGCCTGCTGAGGCGGTATCGGAGGACGGCTGATGCCTAAGAAGGCTAAAATGGAATGGCCCCTCGGCAAGGGGTCCGGTATCTGCATTCACGACAACGTACTTCCCCAAAAGTTGTGCAAGAGCATCATCAAGTTCTTTGAAGATCGCCCCCATTTCAACCATCCGGGGAAGACGTTTGGCGGTGTTCTACCTAACACCAAGCACTCTATGGATGCACACATTACGGGTGCAAACGAGTACATCCAAAACCAAGAAGAGTATGAGTTCCTGAATCAAGCAGACGGCGCTATCTACCAGTTGTACAAAGTCGCTCTCGCTGAATACATCTCACAGTATGCCCCTTTAACGAACGAGTGGCACATACGCGAGGACACGGGTTATCAGTACCAGAGGTATACGCAGAATGAGGGCTTTTATAAGTCTCACATCGATGGTGCCCCATTCACGGGACCCGGAGGGGCTGAGCGAGTTCTTGCTTCCGTTATGTACCTGAACACCGTGGAAGAAGGTGGGGGTACTTACTTTGATTACTTCGACTTCACTTGCGAAGCAAGAGTTGGCCGTATCGTGACGTTTCCTGCAACCTTCGTTCACTTACACGGCGGCCTAGTACCTAGGTCTAGCGACAAGTGTATTATCAGTACGTTTGTCACGTCACCCCCTCCTACTGTGGACACTACTTACACCGACGAAGCACCTACTTCTGAGATCGTAGATACAGGCGCAGTATTACCGGATGTAGATGTTCCAGAGGTTCCAGAGGTTTCTGACACACAATCGTAACATTGTGGTATACTAGAACTACCTAAGAGACACCAGTAAGGAGGCCCCCCAATGCGTCGTCTCACGTTTCTGGCCCTATTAGCCGCTACTTCTATAGTAGTATCTGCTGTAGTAGATGCAGCAAGCACAGGACCAACCCCAGCAACCGAAAGCCCCCGTGTGGAAGCGGCAGCACCCACCACCTCGCAAGCGCCCACTACGACCACGACAACCGTAGAGCCACATTACGAGGGGGGACCTGAGCCAACCCCTTACTACTTATCCACTACCACTACCACTACCACTGCCGTACCGCTTCCGGTATGGACTGGCTCTATTCCAGAAGTATATGGAGAAGGAAGTGGTTGTTCTCAGGCCAAGGCCAACATCATTGCCAGAGCCATGTGGGATCGTGGTGCCAGCGATGACTCGGTGAAGGACCTGCTACGTATCATCAGCCGTGAGTCACTCTGTGATTCGTCAGCACATAACGGTAACACCCGTACCCGTGATGACTCTTGGGGTCTGTGTCAGCAGAACAACCTGTCTGGCTGGTTTGATGAAGGCAAGTTGCTAGAGGACTACGACCGCTTCGCCTTTGCAGATGACTTTGCGTACAACGCTGAGTCGTGTGCTGTGATGTGGGCAGAATGTGGCGTAGGACCTTGGAATTACGGCAATTATTACTGCTCTACGCCTAGAGAATTGAGGTAGTATACGCATACGGAGGCCGTATGCGTAAGATATCCTTTTTACCTTTATTTATATGGGTATTTTCTCTGTTGTACGGGGGAGTTACGAGCGCCACTAATTACACCGTCACCGAAGAATCTGACTGGTATTTCACCTTAGAAGAGACGACTCTTGTCATCATCTACGGGAATAGTAACGCAAACTGCGAGACTGTTATGGCTGACCCATATCTGTGGCTGTATGACGACAGCGACACGCTCATCGTCGCGGATGACGACGGAAATCACAACTCGAATGACCAGTGCGTCTCGTCGAAG